GTGAGTTAGCCTTCGCTGACTGGAACCCCACCAGTGACTTTTATATGTATGAGGATTATGGACTGGAAGATGAATCCACAGCATCAACCACACACCCTGACACAGAATTTATCATCTTAACTTATAAAGACAACGAAAGCCTAGAAGAGGCGATTGTTAGGGAGATTGAAAGCCGCCGCTTAAATAAAAGCTGGTGGCGGGTTTACGGCGAGGGCCGACGCGGTGAAGTCGAGGGTAAGATTTATCGGGGCTGGCAGATTATTGATGACGTACCGCACGAAGCCAGGATAGTCAGCCGAGGCCTGGACTTCGGTTATGCACACGATCCAGCGGTCTTGGTCGATGTTTACTACTATAACGGCGGTTATATCTGCGATGAGCAATTCTATCGGACCGGCATGAAGAATAACGATATCGCTAATTACATAAACAACTTGCCAGAACCCCAAACACTAGTCACAGCCGACGCTGCCGAGCCAAAGAGTATTGATGAGCTTAGGATGCACGGCGTAGGGGTAATTGAATCAATCAAAGGTCAGGGCTCACGACACAGGCGGATTGACTACGTCCAGCAACAGAGGATCAGCCTGACTAAATCTAGCACCAACCTTATCAAGAGTTACCGCAACTATATGTGGAAAACCGACAAGGACGGAAAAATCCTAAACGAACCCGACCACTTCTGGTCTGACGGCATGGACGCGCTTGGTTACGGGATTGAGAGCCAGCGCCCCAAGATTCAGAAACCCCAAAAGAAATCCGGTAACCTAACCAGCTTATGGCACAACTAAAGGAGAATCATGAAACCGAAGAACGGCGTCCATAAAACCACCCAACTACTTGATGATTTAGGCTCTACTGTAGCGGTTGAGCGCACGTACCACACTGACGGTATCTTGTCCCGGCCGATTAGACATTACTACGAAATCAATTATAAAGTCTCCTCGCCGACCGAAGAACATGCTGCTTATCTGAGGTTCTCTGACGACATCCACGCCGATAAGTCTAAGTTAGACCCAGCCTGGCGGATTGAACACAGCAAAAAGGGCGATGAGCGCGGTTATTACATCTGCGTGGCTTCATATACGGTGTTGGAATACTAAATGAGTGAAGAAGAGATATTGGCCGGCGCACTAGACGATATCATTGCAAGTATTACATCATCGGATAATCTCATAAAAGCCCTCAGAGAGTTTATAATATAAGGGAGCAACCCGGATTGCCGGGGCTACTGATTCTGCGTTTCTCCTGGTACCGGGTTTTGCGCAGTTGACGTGGCTTCTCGTAACCCGCTTTAGTTCCCTGAGGTCGCAAGACTGAAGCAGACTGAGGCGGGTTGCGTCATTTAAGGGTTATTTTCTCTAAAAAGCTGTTATAATTATAACCAAAGCATAAGCCACCCAACTAAGTACGGAACTTTTGCCAGAAAGACCGTACTTTTTCATTGGCATTCTCTTATTTAACACCGCAAAACATTTATCGGCACTACGAAAGTGCCAAACAATACACGCTTGAGCTCACCCAGCCCTTCTGGGAGTTTGAGCGGATTGCTAGGAACCGCCCGCATGACGGTATCGACCCGGCATATCCTAAGACCACTGACGGTACGGCCGCCTCAATCGTCCAAAAGACCCCAAAGCGGGTAGTCCAGCAACTGCCGACCGGCAAGATCAAGAGCGACCAGGGCAACGAGTGGCTCGACATAGTCGCCCAGTTTATCTTTACCAATAAAATCCTTCCTTACGCCAATGAGGACTATGGGCTGTTTGAGAAATCCCACCTGATGATCGAGGGCGGCCTAACTTACGGCTTCTCAGCTTCCTACACACCGTTTTTAAACCATGACGGGTACTTTTGTCCCGATATGACCATCCCCTACTGGGGAGATATTTTTATTCAAAAAGGCAAGAAGAGCGGTTATTCCTGCTCTTATGTATTTCTTAGAAGTTGGTGGCAAAAAGCTGATTTAGAGGCTCTAATTGATTCCGAAACCAAACTGTCTAAGGATAAGGATTATGAGTCAACCTGGGACCTAGACGCCCTTAAAGACGTGCTTAAGGCCGAATCAGCCAAAGACCCCCAAGCCACCACGCCGCATGAGCGAGAGCGCTCGGCCGAAACGACTGGGATTGAGCTGGTAACAGGCTTCCAAAAAGGCGTTAAATCCAAGTTCTACACCTTCAATGTCGCTACGCGCAAGATTGTGCGAACCAAGATAAATAAAGACCCTAGAGGCAAGTTACCGATTGATTGGCTTTATGGCGATATAGACGGGGCCAACCCTCTTGGACGGGGGATTATCGAGCTTATCGGTGGCCTGCAGAACCTGATTGACTCTCAGCAGCAGATGTTTGAGTTCAACCGGGCGTTAGCACTGGCTCCTCCCGTAATTAAATATGGCAATATCGGTGACTTCTCATATTCACCTAATGCAGTTATAGAGGCTACCAACCCCGCCACGGATAAGGTCGAGCCACTGGTCATCGATACGACCGCGATCGCTAACTACCCGCAACTTTATCAGCTTCACCAATCACAGATGTTTAATCTGGTAGCCCCCCAAAGTACTCAAATCGCCGCGGGAGAAGGAGCTATTACCCAAAGCAAAACCTCGGCCGGGGTCAACCAGCAAAACGCGGCCCTTTCCGTAGATGATAACGCTATTCGCAAGCGCTTTGAGTCCTGGTTCAGGAACTGGGCGGAAACCGCTGTCAACTTGTATTTCGGCGAACGTACCGGCAAGGAAGAACTACAGCTGGATAAGGAAACTGCCCAGCGGCTCCGTGAACTGCCTGATTTTGACCAATCCCTGCTTTCCCCAGACAACAAGATACTAATTGATTACGACAGCGCCACGCCAGTCCTAAACTTCCACGTTGACCCCAACACTACCTCAGTAGCCGATAAGGCTCAGCAGGTCCAAGACGCCGTCCAGATACTCGATATCGTCATGAAATACCCAATGCTAAACGCCAGCTTCGGCGGTCCGATTGACGTTGATGTTCTGGCCCGAAGATTAGTTGTTAACTCCGGCATTGACGATCCGGAACAGGTTGCGCCCGAACCTACTGAAGCCCAGAAGAAATCCAAAGAACTGCAAAAACAACAGGTCAATCCGTTCTCACCAATGTTTGACAAACCATCTATTAGGATCGACTACGGAGACGTTGAAGATCCTCAGAGCCGGGCCAAATTACTTGAGTTGGCTGGCGCACCTCCTGCCGCTCCGTTGGCCCCAATGTCACCGCGCGTAGCCGAAAGCGCGGCTAAGGGCGTGGCAGCGATCGAACCCGAAGAAGCCGGCCAATCATCCCAACCAACCGAAGCCCCGATTGATCTGGGCGATATCTACAAGGGTACAACCGACCCAATGGTTAAGGCCGAAATCGAAGGTATGGCCGGACTCCATCCCCGCCCAGCTCATGTCGCCGGTGAAGTTGTATCAAATACAACTGAACACGCGGCCAACGTCCTGAACAACTTAGGCCAAGCCAACCAGGTGCTTAATCCTCCGCAACCACCGGCCCCAGAACCAGTTGAGGGCCAGCCAGCCCCTCCCCCGGCACCCCCAGCTCCACCGCGGCACAATCCCATAGATGAAAAGATGCGCGAAGTCTTAAAACGACTTGGCTTGTCTGATAACGCCATTGAACAAGCGATTGCCCAGCTGGATTCCGGCGCGTCACCGCAGCAAGTTCTACAAGGACTAGGAGTTAACCAATGAATGACAACATTTATCCGCTAAGCGGCCAGCCCTTTGCCCTGCGGCCGCCCCAAAAACAGATAGAAGAGCGCAAAGAAGAGATCGCCAAGACCCTAGACCAGCTTCCGCTAATTAAAGAGGTTATTAGTCGGCTTGACACCAAATTAGCCGCCACCGACTCAGTCAAAAAAGCCCTGGAAGTATCCGATAAGTATCAAATCAGCCGGGAAAATGCCCTGATTGTGCTGGATATCGTCAACCAACAGCTAGCTACGGAGAGGAGTTTTCTTCAGACCAAAGTTGAACAAGTCTCCCAGAGATAGGTTGCTTGCTGGGCATCCAAAATAGGTGCCTGGCAAGGAGTCCAGCTCACAGATTCCCGCCCCTCCAGCGCATGGAAGTAACTAATTAAGGAGACGCTATGGCTAAAGTAGCCGACGCTGTAAAAGAGGACGAACAGGTCGCCCCCGCTGAATCAGCACCAGTGAACACAAAAGTAAATGAACCTGTTGATGGCGATAATTCGCAAGTATCTGAGGATAAGGACATCATGGAAGCCACGCTCGACGAGCTGGAAGAAGATGCTCCTGAAACAGAAGGCGAAGCCGAGGAAGAAGCACCAGCCGAAACCGAAGCCGCCGTAGAAACGACTCAGCCGCAAGGTGAAACAAAACCCCAAGAACCTACACAAACAGAGGAAAAACTAGCCCCTAAAAGCGAAAATCGGTTCCAGATTCTTGCTAACAAGAATAAAGACCTTGAGCAAAAGCTATCCGATCCGTCCTTTTTGCAACAGCAACTGGAACGCTTAAAACTGCAGGAATCTCAGCTCGCATCTGAACAGGAGCTATTAAACGAAGTTAATCCCGAAACCGGCGAGTATTACACCCCGCAAGAGGTGGAACGGCTCGCCTTCGCCCAGTCACGGGAACAAAGAGCCCAAGTTGTCGCTCTGGAACGCTACCAACTCGAAGTTCAACAGAACCAAGAGCTAATAGCTAACGAAGCCACCAAAGCTATCGAGGACTTCGCTATCTTCAACGACAAAAGCCCAGAGTTCAAACCCGAACTCGCTGCCCAGCTCAATGACTTGATAGATAAAAGCCTTATCCGCGAAGAAGGAACTGGGACAATCATCGGGGCACACCTTTCACCCTACCAATTAGCAAAAACCATCGCTGACGCTACTCAAGTGAACGCCGCCAAAATGCAAGCCGAAGCCCAAAAAGCAAATGCAAAGATGCTGGCAAACGCTGACGTCCCGGCTGGCGCAAGCAACGCCTCTAAAGCGAAAGTCGACCCAGATTTGGCCGCTTTCGATGAAGAGGCGGGACTGTAGCTTCAGTCTAACGAAAGGAAGATACAAACATGGCTGTTAACTTAGCCTCAAAGTTTGCAAAAAAGACTTCTGATCTGATGGTGTTGTCCGCAAAGACCAGTGGCATAGTCAACCAGAACTGGGATTGGGACGGTGTAAACGCGATTAACGTGTACACCCTGTCTGATCCTACAATCAACGACTACGTCGCTAACGGTGCAAACCGCTACGGCAACCCCTCAGAAGTCCAAGACACCAAACAAACCTTCACCCTGTCGCGTGACCGATCTTTCTCAGTCACTATCGACAACCTAAACCTTCAGGACACCATGATGGTCCGCCAGCCCGGTAAATACCTGGCCCAGGTCATCAAAAACAAAATGGTCCCTGAAATCGACACCTACCGCATAGGTGTTTTGTTCGCCGCCGGCGCTACTAACGGCTCTCGCGACGACATCGTAGCCGATGCTGCTACAACTTCAAGCAACGCTTGGAGCAACTTCACGGCTATCAACGCCGACATATCCGACCACGAAGCTCCTGAGAGCGGTCGCGTCGCTTTGATGACCGCCCAGTACTACAACTTCCTGCTTCTTTCAGGCTTCGTCCTGGCTTCCAACGCTGGTCAAAGCAAGAACGAGAGCGGCGATTTGGGTACTGTTGACGGCGTAAAAGTCGTAGTAGTCCCTTCTGGCCGTATGCCCAGCAACAACGACCTGATAATCACTCACCCGAGTGTCCTGGTCGCCCCCGAGAAACTTCGTGACTATACCATTCACAAGAATCCTCCTGGCATCAACGGTTACCAGATCGACTACCGACATCGCTATGACGCTTTTGTGGACACCAACCGCTTGAACGCGACTGGCTTCCACATGACCGCTTAGTTCTGAACTAACAAATTTTAAGGAGTAATAATGGCAAATCTAACTTGGCAAGAAAAGCTTGAAAAGGGTTTACCCCTAAACGAGCTGGAACGAGTCAAAGAGGCCGCTGAACGTATCACACTGCGCCGCATCCGCGATGCAGAAGAAGACGCTAAGCGTGCCGCCGAGCGTGCTGGCGCATCCGTCAATTCGCTTGAACCAAAAGAAACATCGCCAAAAGACTCAAAGAAAGGTAACTAGTTGGAAGGAAACATAACACGCCAACGTAGATACGCCCTCAAGAAAAGGGCCGAAGTGCTAGAAGCACTCGGAAATCAATGCGTTGTTTGTGGGATAACCGACCCCCGTGTTCTGCAAATAGATCACGTTAATGGCGGAGGTACCCAAGAACATCGAAAGATTAAATCAAGAACCATCTTTTTAAGAAAAGTTCTCGATGACCAAGAAGGACTCTACCAACTGTTATGCGCAAATTGTAATTGGATCAAAAGATTTGAGAACAATGAAAACCCGACCAGGAAACTTTAAAGAAAGGTAAACAACATATGGCTAATGCAGATGTTAACCTCAGTGGCTTCGGCTACAACCAGGTTACCGCAGTAACCGGCAACAAAACGCTGGCCGCAACTGACTGTGGAGTTGTCCAAAACGTGACTGCTACCTGTACTGTAACCCTTCCTGCCACCGCTGTCGGCGATGTACACATCGTCCGCGTCGGTGCAGAAGGCATCACCGTAACTGTAGCTCCTAACGCCGTAGACAACATTCGCGGCAACGGCTTTACCGCTGCTGACAACAAAGCCGCTATCGCTACCTCCCTGCCCGCCGGCTCATTCATCAAGCTCGTCGCTGATGGTGCTGCTGGCTGGACGGTTGACAGCGTCCGCGGAGTTTGGACTCGCCAAGCTTAACAACTAATTAGGGGTGGTTTAATCCACGATTAGCTTAATCGTTGAGGCTAACGGAATAAAAACCGCCCCCTCCAAGGAAATCAAATGACAAGAGTATATACACCACAAAACATCACAACGGCCACCACTACCACCGTTAAGAGCGGTGCCGGGATACTCGGAAAAATCGTGGTCAACGCTACGGCTGCCGGCTCTATCACGGTCTATGACAGCCTGACCGCTTCGGGAACCAAGATCGCCACCATGAAAGCATCTATCGGAGAGGGTTCTTACTCATTCGATGCCGCTTTCGCCACTGGGCTAACTGTCGTAACAGCCGCCGCTTCGGACATAACTGTCTGCTACAACTAGGAGTCATTTAATGGCATACATTGAACCTCCTATCAAGATAAAGCCCTCTCATAGAGGCAAGTTTACCGCTTGGGCTAAAGCCCACGGTTTTTCAAGCGTCCAAGCCGCCGCTTCGGCAGTTTTAGCTAACAAATCGGCTTATTCGCCAGAAGTGGTCAAGATGGCTAATTTCGCTAGAAACTTCGGAGGCAAGTAATGGCACTAAAGATCAAAGATTTAGTCAGAGGCACCACCCGTGCTATCAACCTGACATTCACAGCCGAGGACGGCACTCCGCACGATCTGACCGGCGGGACCGTGTTCTTCGTAGCCACATCTGACGCTAATCCCTCCAGTGACAGTGATGCGGCCATCGATATAACGCCTGTTACGAGCCATACGGCCCCAACACTAGGACAGACAAGGATTGTTCTGAGCGCGGCACAAACGCGAATCGCCCCAGGAACCTATAATTTCGGCGCACAAGCTGTCTTGGCTGATGGGACGGTAATCGAACAGACCGGTAAGTTCAAAGTTCTGGCAGATTACGCGGTAAGCACCAGTTAAGGAGGAATATGGAAACAATCAAAATCGAAGGCAAGCACTATGAAGTCACCGGATACGCCGAGGACGGCTTGCCAATCATCAAGGGAGAAGCCGTATCGACCCAGGACGGGTTCGATGAGGTCGGCAACCCTAAAGTAAGTGTAAATATAACAGTTCCCTCGGTTCCAATCGGGGTAACACCAGGAAAGATAGAATAATATGGCAGTAGTAACTAAAATTTATCCCAACTACCTCAACGATATGCTGACGGCAACGGCGGGGTGGACAACCCAGACGGTCAACTGCGCCCTTTTCAGCGCATCGACCTTCACTACCACCGACACCGCTTACACGACCAGCGGTACAGAGGTAGCTAACGCCAACGGCTACACGACCGGTGGTTTAGCGGTAGGCACAAGGACTCTAAGCACGGCAACCACGACTATCCAGCTCGCCAAGATAACCGGCGCGGCCGGCGGCGGTTCGGCTGGCACGACCACTTGGACAGCTACCGGAGCTGGTTTCTCAGCCGTAGCCGCCAAGCTCTACGTTGTCGCAGGACACCCAATCGCCCACATCGATTTCGGCGGAACTCAGACTGCATCAGGTGGCGGTACTTTCGTAATCACATGGGACGCAACCAACGGCGTATTTAACTTAGCCTCAAGTTAGTCTAGGAGGGGGACGATGTGTTCGACTCATCCTACTATGACAAGATATGGGGCACAGTTCACCGGCACGACTATTGTAAGACGCTAGCCGATAACCTGATTGCTAAATATAATCCACGATCCGTGCTTGATATCGGCACGGGTTGTGGCTATTTAGTCAAAATCTTAAGAGATAAAGGGGTAAAAGCTTATGGGTTGGAGATATCAGAGTATGCAGTTGCTAATTCGCACGGAAATATCTTGGTTGGAGATGTCCGTGACCTACCATTTTCCGATAAATCCTTTGACGTTGTCTGCTCGCAGGGGCTATGGGAATATATACCCGAATCAGATATAGCCAAAGCCTGGAGCGAATGCTTAAGGGTAGGCAAAAACCAGGAACATAATATTGATACTACTAACGACCAGTCAGACTGGAGTAAGGAGTTTGTGACTCATAAACCGGCTGAATGGTGGGCGGAAAAGCTGAGACAGCCCAAAGTCCTAGTTGCTTGTCCGAACCACATCGTCAAAGAGTATTCATTCCAGCGATGGATAGATAACGTCAAGAACTTAACCTTCCCGAACTACGACATCCTGGTAGTAGATAACTCTCCTAACGGCGAGCTGATTGAGAAATACGGCGACCAAGTGCCGATAATCAAACTGCCGACTGAGGGAATAGAGCACCTATCGGTAACACGCATGAACCGCTCAATGGAGTTGATTAGACAGAAGTTCTTAGAGGGCGGTTATGCACACTGGATGGACATTGAATCGGATGTCATCCCCGAATCAAGCGTTATAGAGAAGCTCATGAAGCTTAAAGTTGACTGGGCTTCTCACGCCTATCCCGCGAGAGGAACAACAGACGGTTCTGTCCAGCAGGGTATCGGCTGTTCTTTATTATCCCGACATTTGCTGGAGAACTTTGACTGGAAGGACGCCGAAGATAACACCACACCTGACGGCTGGCTGTGGGAACGAGTTAGGCCGAGAGTTTATGAATTTCCTACCCATGAGATGTACGGCATCATTAAAATGGAGCATCTAGCGAGTTAATATGCCTACTATTCGACAAGAAATAAATATTCTCACACATAAACTTACGGGAAGTACCGTTGATTCTAGCGAAATAGTCCAGCTTGATACCGCCCAGTATGTCAACCCGACTTACTATTTTGAGGTAGTAGCCCAAAATGTTTTGGGCGGCGAGACAATCGCTCTAAGGAGAAAGGGAACTACAACCGACGACGTGACCATTACTCCCTCGACAGTCTCCTCTTATACTCGGTTTAGGTCATCATCTTTTACGCCGCCAGCGGGTCAAACAGAATATATTATCCATGCGGTACAGGTTGGGAGCGGGGTGGATGTTAAGTCTGCAAAAATCATTATAATAGACAACCCCACCACCCTAACCTCTTCCGAAACCCAAATAGAAATCGGCATGATCAAGACGGGGCTGACCTCTACCGCCGCCACCAAAGTAGTACCGGATTCTACCTTAACTAAATACTGGAAATATACGGCCGCTAACTGGGACGGCACAACTACATTCTATGCTGAAGTAACTTACTTAATGGCTTCCAGTAAATCCGGTGGCACGTTTGTATTACAAGAAGATAATGGTTCATTCGCTAGCTGGACGGATAAGGTAACCATCGTCAGTGCCGGAGTCGCTACGGCGGCTACCAGAGTCCGTTCGGCTTCATTCACTCCGACAGATGGCAGGAATTATAGGATTGCCTATTTTGTAGCTTCAAGTAAGTCGGCCGCCTCTATCTTTAACGCTAAGGTTATTGTAGACCAAATCTATACAGATATAGATAGTTATTCAGAAGCTAATTCGAGCAATGCTCGTCAGGATTATTCTGGACTATCTAATGGTCAATCATTCACTGGTAATGGGTCTGCGATAGTTGCAGCTATTGTACAGCTCAAAAAGGGCGGTTCTCCTGCGGGTAATATGTTTGCGAAAATATATGCTCATTCTGGTGTATATGGGACTTCTAGCGTACCGACTGGGGCTGCTCTTGCTACTTCAGACGCTTTTGATGTTTCTACCCTAACAACTTCCTTTATTATGCAGCCATTCATTTTTAGTGGTGCAAATCAAATTACTCCGACTAATGGTACGAATTATGTATTGACTCTCGAAACCTCTGGTGGCGATGCGAGTAATGCCGCCCAATGGGGTTCTGATACTAATTCACCCACCGCTTCTGGGAATCGTTCATTTAATACTGGCTCCGGTTGGACGGCAGCGGCTACGGAAGATATGATATTCCATATAGTATCGGCCTTCCCCGCCCTCCTAGAACCCCAATACCTACTACTTAATACAGCCGATAGTAATGCTACGGGGGTGCAAGGTTATCAGACCCTTTGGGATTCAACCGAGTGGTCTGGCGTTACAAACACTTATAAACACGCAATAGATTCAGATAATGCATCTAATTCGGCTAAATTAAGAGATATAACTGGCTCGGCTGATGTTACCAGCTCGACTGTCACGGGTGCTAACCAGCAGATAAGTTCTGCGCTTACGATGCCGACAACCGGCGATGAAATAGATACTTGGATTCTAAACACTACCGGCGTGGTGGGAGCAAGCAGGATATTAGTCCAAAGTACGGTCAGTAGTTCTACGAGCGCATCAATAACCCAAGTCGCCGCCACTATCACTGCCTCTGGCGGGACGCAGAGTGTCTCGGCAATCTCAACATCTAGCGTCTCAATTACCCAAGTGGCGGCTACTGTTACTGCGACCGGTGGAATTCAGACAGCTAAATCTAACGCCTCCCTCGCGCAATCAGCGGCCAATGTCACGGCTTCGGGCGGCACACAAACTGCTGTTGGAACAGTACTAAATCTATCCTTCAAACAATCTACTACTGGTGGAAGTACGACCGGATCGCCGGCCGTATCCAGTGCTTTTGGTTCGCCAGTCACTGCCGGGAACCTGATTGTTGTGACGACAGCGGATAATTCAGGCACGACAACCGGGGTGACTGCCGTATCCGATACCGGCGGCAATACCTATAGCCAGATTCTTGATACTCACGGCACTAACGGTTTCCAAATGTGGTATGCGGTTATAACGACAGGTGGTTCGTCATTTACAGTCTCGGTCACTTGGAGCACAGGGTTCACTTCACAAGTGCAGTTCGTGGCTCAGGAGTTTCAGGGGTTCACCGGAACGCCAGCCCTAGACAAATCTGCCTTCAGCCCCTCTACCGGGGTACGACCAGCCAGAATCCAACATCAGGGGCTACTGCAACGACAACTCATCCCCAAGAGATTGTAGTCGGAGGAGTGCAGCACTCCGGTACCGCTTCTGCTTTCTCTCTCGGCAGCGGCTATACGAATCTGGGGACAGTAAATGCCACGGGGGTGGCAGTTGCCCAGGAATCTATGGGCGTAGCAACTACCGGAGCGCAGACGGCTACCTTTTCGATAGCCGCCTCCAGTGAGTGGGTCGCCGGCGTCGCGACATTTTATGACAATACCTCCAGTGCATCGGCGAATATCACGCAACTAGCGGCAACGGTCATAGCTACTGGGGGCGTCCCGTCGGTCGCGGCCCAGATCAGCGCGAATGTCTCTCAATCGGGGGGAACCATCTCGGCTGCCGGTGGTATCCAAACGATTACTACTGTTAGGATAGTATCTATAGCTCAGTCGGCCGGGGTTATTACGGCATCTGGCGGCACTCAGAGCATAACTACTACACAATTCGTATCGATTACCCAGCTGGCAGGAACCGTAACGGCAACCGGGGGCACGCAAGTCGCAAAGACAAATGCGGCCATTTCTCAATCAGCGGCCAGTGTAACAGCCGCAGGTGGCACGCAGTCTATTGCCACAGTTCAGAATGTATCAATCACACAGCTAGCCGCAACTATCACCGCGGCTGGCGGTGCGCAGAGCGTCGGCAATGTCCAAAGCGTCACGATTGCACAGACGGCGGCCAATATCACGGCTACCGGAGGCACTCAGACAGCAGCGAGTGTGCAAAAAGTGGCAACTTCCCAGCTAGCCGCAACTATCACCGCCACCGGTGGCACACAAACGATAAATGCCGTAAGGAACGTAGCGATTTCTCATGTGGCGGCAACCGTCACCGCTGCCGGTGGAACTCAGAGCGTTGTTGCCAAACAGCTAGTGAATATAGCCCAGATTGCGGCGAATATCACAGCAAGTGGAGGGACACAAGCATTATCTATTGTACTGAGTGCGGCGATCTCTCAGCTCGCCGCCACTATCACTGCTTTCGGCGGAACTCAGACTGTCTCTGCCGCCGATTTCAGCCTGCCGTTCGATGACCTGACAATCGTTTCCTATACCGACTATCTCATAATTACCAGCTACGAAGACACCATCCGGCTAACCTCCCGAGCCGATGATTCCCTTACCATTAAGAGCTTCACCGATTCGCTGATAATCAAGCAAAATGCAGATGATTTGACCGACAAATCAACCAGCGATGATTTAACAGTCCACTCTTACGAAGATAACCTCATAATATCTTCTTAACAGTGGTATAATATAGTCAAGCACAGGCGATGACCGATAAGGGGTCAAGCTGAAAACCAAAATAAGTAAGGAGTGCCAGGTACGCGAATAAGTAAGCGGCCGAACATTACTTACCTTTAAAACTTGAGATTCAGATATAAAAGTGGTATAATCACCTCGTGAAAAGGATAATTGTCCTTATTGTGGTGGTGATTTTAGCCCTGTCAGGCGGTGTACTGGCTTTAAGACATACCAATACGTCTAAACCTACCGAAAACACCTCCCAAACGGCTCAAAATGCCCACACACCGCTAACAGCAGATGATATCTTCAGCCTAGTCAACCAGCAACGGGTAAATAGCGGCCTTCAACCCTATATCGCAGCAGCAGAACTGGCAAAATCCTCTTTGGATAAGTGCCTGGATATGGTCAAGGGCAACTATTACGCCCACATCAACCCGACAACGGGAATGCAGGGTTACGAGTACATCAAACAAGAGCTACCATCAGCCAAGGACCTGAGTGAGAATATCGAAAAGATTGCCTCAGACGATCCTCAGCTGATAGTTGATAGATGGATGGCAAGCCCGGAACATAAAGCCGCAATTCTAAGTACCGATTTCACGGTAAGCGGCCTATCAATCTGCCGTGACCCTAACGATATTTACCAACAAAACTTCATCGTTGAGCACTTCGCTAGCCTACAGTCCCAAACCACTTATGTCGCGCCCCAATCTATCGGAACCTTGTGTCAAGATGGTTGGATAAGTTCTTCTACTGGCAGCGGAAGCTGCTCTTGGCACGGCGGCGAATTATAATCTGAGTCTCCTCATCAGGAGACACCAATGGATTTACAAGGCTCTTCGAGTCTTTTGCAGGGCGGCACTACTATCGCTCCCGTTACCACCAGCCCTCAAATCTCAACCTATCAAACTCAACCAGCCACCAATGTATTAAATTACAGCGGCTCAACCCCCACGTATCCCGTATATAATGCGACTACTTACGACACCACAGCGACAGCACCAGCACAGCCGACCTATTACTACGACTCGGCCGGTAACGCTTACACCGATCAAGCTTCAGCTACCCAAGCTGACCAGAATTTAGCAGCCATACAGCTCGCCCAAGCAGCCCTAAATCGCATCCCCAATCAGCTAGCTATCGCTGACCAGAACATCGGAACCCAGTATGATCAGAGCAAACAGAGCCTAGATACAGACGCGGCCAACGCCCTCAGCTCTTTCAATACCAGCTCTACCCAAAACCAGCAGGACTACCGGACGGGACAGAACACCGTCAATTCCCAAGCTTCCCAGGATAACCAAAGCTTACTCCGAATCCTCGCCGGGCTTGGTGCCGGCGGCGGTTCGGAAGCTAAGTACTTAATCCCCAGTCTAGTCGGTAATGTCGCCAGCAAAGGCTTAAGCGCCGCTGCCCAGACCTTCGGCCAGAACGCTCAAGGGCTGAACACCGCCTACGGTAACTTCCAAAACCAAGACAAGACCGAGCGAGCTAACTTAGAGAACTGGCTAAGCTCTCAAAACAATTCCGCCCAGTCTACGGCCGACCAGAACAAGATTAGTCTGCTCCAAACTATCGCCGGACTGCAGACTAATCTCTCGGCCGCCTCTCCCTACCTTTCTCAGATAAATGACTTGTCTTCAGCGGTTGATAATCTGGCTAAGATCAATCCGCAATACGCGGGCAGCCTACCACAATACGTTGCTCCATCACTTTCGACCTTTGTTCCCCAGGGCAACCAGCCTATCGCTATCGCCCAGCAAGCCACCCAGCCTGGTACACCTTCCTATCTGAGCTTGCTATCTGGACTTAAAGACAAAACCAGCCCATTAACAGCTTAAGGAATCTACTTTGGCCACTTTGCTCAAAGTCAATAACGACTACAACCTACCTAATATAGGTATAAGCAGCGGACAAGCTCCGCCGCCAGCGCCGCTAATCAACATCCAAAACGCCCAAGGGGCATATGTTCCGCAGACTTACGTTCCGCCGCCAGCACCGACTCCCCAGACACCGACTTGGGGAGTTACTCCGATACGCCCTTCACCTCTACAGAGTGTGCTTAGGGTGTTAAGCGGCTTAGCCAGCCCGGCTACGGCCGCTGGTAAATTAGCCGGTAATGATGCCAGTTTGATCGCCGCTAGATTGACCGGTAACCAAAAAGCTAGGCAAAATGCCAGATTGGCCGGGCAAAACAACCTTAATAAGCTGGTCGATACCACCAGACAGTTCACTACCCGCCCGGCGGTTGAGTTAATCAGCTCGGTCATACCCAAGCAAAAGACTTTCACGCCCAACGGCGGGGTAGAAAAAGCTCTATTAGGCTCAACCCCGATCCAAAATATCGAGAAGAAAGTCGCCAATAACTACGCTACCCATCCAAACCTAAGCCCAGCCGCCAGAGTCGCCCTAGCTGCTGGAGAAGGACTTGGTAGTTTAGCTCAGGATGTGCCGATTGTCGGCGGTGAAGCCAAGCTGGCTGGAAAAGCCCTTAAGGCAGTCAAAGTCCCAGAAGCAGTCAACGCTATTAATGCTATTCCTAAGAACGAAATAGGCGCAGTCGGCAAAAACGTAAACCCCGAAGCATCGCCAAGACCCAGAGAACAGATAATCTCAGACATCCAAGCCAATATAAAAGCCGCCAAAGCCGCTACCGGCCACGAACCCGGTGAGTTCAGAAGCATCAAAGGCTCCAAAACCGGAGCCAAGAGCAATATGACCGCATCGATGAAACCTTATTGGCAGAAACATGAGCAATTAAGAGAAGAGTTGAACCAGTCTAAGCCTAATGTACCGGATGAAAATTTAGCTAAGCGTTATCAAGAGATGGGGCAACAAATAGCTAATGATAATCGTAACGCACTCTTTGAGGTTGCTCAAAAAAAAGGTTTTAAGGCTGAGTTTACCCCTACAAATACTTATCGATACACCTTGACCAGCCCAGAGGGTAAAACTATTAGAGCCGAATCCTTAAGCGATGCTTATAGGCTTATAGGCACCAATCATTTAAAAGAATTTGAGGATTCATATAAAGTCACCCAACCCACACCTATACCGGAAGTACCGAAGGCATTACAGTCGTATATTATAGGACATACGGACATTCCGCCGGAAATTAAAACTAACATAGCTAGCGGAAACGATATTGTTACCTTATATCACGCTACTAATAACCCAGAGGCTATCCTTAAAAGTGGCAAACTCCAGCCGGAAGGTGCGAGACTGTCTATAGAAGATAGAAAGTTTAGCGAAAACCCCGACCATATTTTTCTGACACCTAACCCAGAAAGAGCGAAAGAATTTGGAGATAAATTGGTTCAGGTTAAACTGCGCTCCGGTGACCCAAATCTCACTAATATTGATTCCCTTGATTATAAATACAGAGGTGAATTACCTGTAAAACCAGTCACCCAGCCCACACAAGGGGCTAAACAAACTTCCTCATATTTGCCCGCGCCTCAGACTGCGGCAAAGGAGGCGAAGGCAGCGAGCGGTCCTGTTGCTGAAACCGCCGTTTCCGCCGCCAAGCCAAAATTGGAATCCAAAGCACCAACAAAACCAGCGGCACCACCCCAAAAATCAGTAGTAGCCACACCCAAATCGTTACTATCTCCATTGTCTAAGACTACCACACCACTTACTAATGAGGAAATCAAGATTGGACATGCCCTTGGCCTGGATAAGCGACAAATGGCGGCGGCTAAGAGCCAAAACGCCCTTGATAAAGCCTTTCAAACCTCAATGGCCGATATCCGGGCTGGCAAAAACCCCAAAGTCTCACCAGATGACCTGGCCTCCATGAGCGGCCCGGAACAGATGAGGGTATCTAACTACCTAAATTCTCTGACCGCACCGAAACGCGAGTTACCAAAGTCCCCCAATGGCGTAGCCGAGCTACCCAAGCGCCAGCCCGTCCCAACCGCTAAGTACTTATTCTCGACTAAAGTTAACGCTATCCGCTCAATTGGCGGCAAAGACGCTAACGACTTGGCTGATAGGATCGTAAATACCGATAGGGAAGCCCGCGACTTACGGGCTAATTGGATGAACCAGTCTAAAACGGTTATGAGCCTAAGCAAGAAAGAGTTTGAAGAGGCCGTAGACGTTAAAGAAGGCAAGCTACCGGCCTCCGCCGTAGGCAGTCGGGTCAACAAGGCTGTAGCCGAGATGAGCAAAGTCTTTCCCGACGTCCACTCTCAGGGCTTTGGCGAAGGCTTAATAATTGGTGATCGGGGAGCGACCTATTTCCCCCATTCCTATCCGAACCTAAACAAGCTCAAAGGCTCCAAGTTAGATAACGACCTGCAGTACCTAATGGACACCGAACAAGTTGACCACCGCACCGCTACGGAATTGTTCAACCAGATGGCGAAAGAGGGTAAATACCCTAACCGCTTTGGTAACTTCGCCAATGCCCGGCTGACTGAAATGCCCGGCTACTATAAAGACAAGCAAGCCTATACCTCCTACCTCCAATCGGCCGCCCAGAACATAGCCGAAGCTCGCCATTTTGGCACCGACAATGAAATAGCTAATAAGCTAATCGACAACATCAGGATTAACGGTGGCGATAACGAAGCCGCTCAGAAGGCTCTGGAGAATTACCTGCGCGAAGCCGACAGAGGCCGCTTGTCTAAACCGCTACAAGCCGTTCGCGGCACTTACGGCGCGTTAACCCTGGGTAAAGCGGCAATCTCCCACGCCGGCCAGACCTCCAATACCGCAGTTGAAGCTGGAATAGCCCGGACACTTAAGGGCTGGGGTGAATATATAAGCCAAAACAAAGAGGGCAGGTCATTTATTGACAAAACCGGCGTTACTAACCCACAAGAGCTTCACAGCTACCGCGAACAGCTAACGTCATTTAAGGGAATCAAGGGCAAGTTAACCGCACCTGGTCTAAATAAGATTATGAAGATTAACCGCTCGGTAACCGCACTAGCTGGCCGGGCTTATGGTAACCATCTGGCCGAAACCGGCAACGTAGCTAAGTTGCGTGAACTCGGTGTTACTGGCGATATTGGTGAGAAACTCACCGAAAGCCAGCAGATCGAAGCGGCCAGGGGCTTAGTCGACCATACTATGTTCAGTGGCTCGCGCTCTACCACGCCAATCCTGGCCGAAACCGCTGCCGGTAAGACAATCGGCCAGTTTAGGACTGCCTATGCTTATAAACAGACCGGCTTTATCTATAACCAAGTAGTTAAAGAAGCCCGGAAGGGCAATCTTGCGCCCCTGGCTCGCTATCTAACTGTTTCAGCCGCTATTGGTGCGGGGACAGTAGCCATAAAAAACAAGATTTCTGGTCGAAAAGAAGGTCCTGGCGGCATCGCTATGGACGCCGCAGCCGCTTTGGGTGGCTTACCCGGTGAGGCCGCCTCCGAATTGATCCGCTACGGTATTGGACACCATAACCTTACCGGCGCGGTTGCTGGTGAGCTTGCTCCCCTGGCCGGAGAAGGCTTAAATACGCTTGAAGCAATCGACAAAGGCGGAAAATCAGCCGAGCGTTATGCACTTAAGAAAATCCCCTACGTTGGTAACCGGGTGGCTCAAAAGGTTACCCCGCCAGCCCCGGCACCGACCAAAACCCAGGTCGCTCAAGGCGCTAAACAGCCGCAAAAGGGAATTTACCAAGTCAAAGCTAAGGATGGCTCGACTAAATACGCCACGCTCCAGGGCAAGAACCTCAAGACCTTCTCAACCCTAAAAGACGCCCAGGCCGCCCAGGCTAAGAATGAATTTAAGTACTCCAGTAATAAGGTAACTAATATTAACGGACAAGTTTACCATAAATCCTCATCCGGCACCGTGGTCAAAGGCACTCCGCCGGCTCCCTCAACCAGCTCCAGCAACCTAAAAACGGTTTATGACCCTAAATCCAACACTTGGACCCGCACCAATGTCCAGACCGGACGGACGGTAAAGATTGCCTCCGATGGGTCACAGACTGTCTTAGATGAAGGACTGGGTAGGATAACCAACGCCAGGAGCGATTTTGTGTCCAATATAACCGCCACCGCCCAAAAATACGGCGTAGAACCGCGCTCTGCTCTGGCTGTCGCGGCTATGGAAGGCTTATCCGGGGCGGTCGGAGATAATGGCACCTCCTTCGGGCCATTTCAATTACATATCGGCGGTGCGCTTCCTGCCGGTAAAGACCAGGCTTGGGCCGAATCCCCTGCCGGCATAGACTACGCCATACAGCAGATCGCCAAAGTCGCCAAAGGCAAGACCGGGGCTGATGCGATTAACGCTATAGTCTCCTCATTCGAGCGCCCGGCCAATCCCCAGAACGAAATCGCCGGGGCGCTGAGTGTCTACAACGGCCGGAACGTCAGCTTGAATAGTTCAAGTGCCAGAACTTATAAGCTCAGTGGCTCCAAGTCCTCCGGCTCATCCAGCTCAAGTGGCGTTAAAGCCGCCAAAGCTACTCTCTCAGCGGTTATCAAAGCCCAGAAATCGGCTTCCGCTGCCATCAAACCGCCTAAAGCCCCGGCCGCGCCGAAGCTCAAGACCTCGTTCAAATCACCCGGCCTTAAGAAACAATCAGGCGCAGTCAGCGGATTCTCACAGGGCAGCCGAATATCAGTTAAAAAGAACGCCTAATCTGGTATAATAATAGGTAACACGCGGCCACCTATATAAGCACGGAACCGTGAGCATTTAACAAGCTCAGATTCCGTGTTTTTGTTAGGCTCTCAACCTTGACCGCAGCAGAATACGTCGCCAATATGTTGCTCACCGCAACTGGCGAGAACTCCACAGCCGTTTCGGGAGACGATGACTGGACCAAAGCCCTCTCCATCGGCAACTTATTAATCGACCAGTGGGCTAAGGAAACCGACTGGGTATCTTTATATTCGATAGTTCCAATCGGTACTGTCACCGCTACCGACTCCTTTGATTTAGACGATTCTATCCGAGAAATCTCTAGCCAAGATGGTGACTATATCCGTATTAATCACACCGATGGCACTAATTACACCGATTACACTCTAGTTCACCCTAATCGCTTGAAGTTTTATGCTACCGGTCCCTATGTGGCCCAAATAGGTGACCAGCTGGTCTTCAATAAGGCTTTCGTATCAACCGACCAACAATTCGGCGGGACGATAAATGTACCCTCCTATCT